AGAGGATTTCCGCATGTGATTATTGATGGTGATGAAGTTGGTGGTCTTGTTCCTACTGCAAAATTCTTGGTCAGAAAAGGTTTAGTAAGTGCAGAAACGAAGTGATGGATTGAACATAAATAAAGGCATAGAGCTCATGTTAAGGAGGGCTAGACCGAAGGACCCAGCACCCAAACCCAAGGGTGGGTTTGGATTCAAGAGATCATTCTCCCTCCTCAAACGTAAGTTTTATTTCAACTTAGAACTGAGGTGGGAACATAGGTAAACCACTAAGGAGTTGAACAATGGAAACGGCAACAATCCTATTTTTCTCGGCAACAGCATCTTTTATGTTCTTATGTGTCGGGGTTGTAGCAGGGTGGACAGTCAAAGATTTCGTGCATGACTACTTCTATTCAAGAGAAGAAGCGATGGCAATGCATCCAGAGATGTACGATGACGATGGTATCATTATTAACGAAGAACTATTATCCGTGAGATTTATTGAGGACGACGACGATGAAACTTTTGATGCATGAGGTACTTCAGAAAGTATCAAACGCGAAGACCAAGGCAGAAAAAATTAAACTCCTAAGAGAATACAATACACAAGCATTACGTTCTCTCCTTATCATTAATTTTGATGAGAGTGTTGTTTCCCTGCTTCCAGTTGGTGAACCTCCTTTTCAAAAGAATGAGTCTCCAGAAGGAACTGATCACACTAAACTAGAAAAGGAAGTACGATTACTTCATCACTTCTTTAAAGGTGGTTCTAGTGTGAAACAAACCAAGCGAGAGCAAATGTTCATTCAAATGCTTGAGGGTCTTCATCAAGATGAGGCAAATGTTTTAATCCTTGCTAAGGATAAAAAACTTGGTAAGCGTTGGAAGATTACCAAGCAGTGTGTGGAAGAAGCTTTCCCCACTATTCAGTGGGGAGGGCGTTCCTGATGGGAAAGGGTTGTAAGATTATCCATAAGGATTGTGATCCTTCTCTCTGTCAAGATAGATCTCTTCCTTATACTGCCTTCATGATTGAGTATGTGGAAGGTGGTATCACCAAGTACGATATTGCTACTGGTCCTAAGCAAGTTGACATTTTTGATGACTACTGGGACAAGTATCGTCAAGATTTTAGGAACATGATACACACTGAGGGCAGAGTCAATCCAAAGATGTGGAATCCTAAGAAATAATAAATTGTATCAAACGATACAGTTGACATACTATACATAGTACTGGTATAATTACCATACGTTCATCTTATGCTCAGCATCCTGCTGGCATTGACCCTTGCCCATCATGCCGACGACAACCCTTACGGGTGGCACATGTCGTGTGAAAGGTTTTTAGAGAAACGAATTGAAATCCTTATGGATGACAATTTGGATCGTCGGTCTAAATATAATCTACTCGGTTATTTTAGATCTAAAGTAGAAGGTCAATGTAACGAGATGCTAGTATAAGACGCAAGTAAGTCGCGGAACGGAGCGTTCATCCCATGATTGAGTTACTACTCTATTCAACAATGGCTTGTGCAGATGCTGATGCTGTAATCCTCGGGATTCAAAAGCATGAGGGTCTGAAGCCTGAGTGGAAGATAGAATTGGTTGAGACTGTAAAGGACTCTGTACCACATTGTAATCACTACTGGGACGCAAACGACTGAAGGAACGGGTTTTAATTAACTCATTTCTTTAGGAGACCTACAATGAACACCCTATCTCTTATCAAAAAGCAGATCAACAAAGCAGCAGCACTTCATGATGCACAGATTGCTATGACTACCTATCGTGGTGTCAAGTTTGAGTGCAAGACTGGAGACGTTGACGAAGTACATGGTACTTTCTGCTATCGCGGTCACACATACAACAAGTGATAGATATGCTAGCGTTACAAGTAGCTGGGATCGGATCCCTCTTTTGTGCTGGTCTTATTGGATTGTTGTATGGAGAGATCCTCTTATTGCAGAGGTTCTGATGGAGAACTACACATATCATTACGATGATATGGATAAAGACAGCAGACCACCTAGTTGTTACCAACTCAAATATAGAGGGGTAACATACTGGTCTTGCTATCGGATTCACTTGCGAGACTGGTTGAATGATAAGTACTCATCGCCAGCATATTCAATTAAGAGAGGTCTATGACCTCTCTTTTTTTGTCTAGGTATAAACTCGTAGGCAATAATATTCTTTGCGTGATTTGTATAATCTAATACTCTCTGTGTAAATAGTAGTAGAATTATGAGGTGATCAAATGAAAGCGAAAACTTCTTTGGTTATGGTACATCATATGGAGATGTGTTATGCACAACTTACTGACGAGAAACCAACTTGATGAGTGGAGGCACCTAGAGAATACGCTTGACGACCTTGCATTGGAAAACCAAAAGATCAGCGATTATTACGAGTGCCTTATTGAGTGCGATGCTTTAGGACAACATGAATGCAAACGAATATGTAGGAGTATTTTAGATTAATTTTATAGAGGGGTTGCGACCCCTCTTTTTTTATGTTATACTAAGAACACCTTACCATAAATATATGGATAAAGAGAAACTGAAACTCATCGTCAAGAACCTCAAGTCTCTTACTAATGCGTTGGAGAGTGAGGTGTACTCAGATGTTGATGCTTACAAGTCAGATGTAGGCAATCCTAACTTTGGATTTTATCAAGGACGTGATGACGATGACGGATATGCAGACTGATTGGCGTTACAGTGACGAGCGAATGGATGTAAGAACACAGGGATTAAACATCCTTCTTAAGAAGTTTGGATCTGAGATTTGTTCGGACGGATCTCCACGTTATAGCAATCAGAGCATCTACGAATGTATTCATGACTGGGTATCCCAGGGCAACATGACTACAAACGGAATCGTTGCCTATTACAAAGCCTATTATGACCCGTCTAAAAGATCAAATTAGATTAGCAAAGAAAGCACTTAAAGAAGCACAGAAAAATCCTCAACTGTATACAGAAGAGGAACTTGCCTATATGGCAATTCAACTAGGTCGTGCTAAAATACAACTGAAAGAAAAACAACTACGACGCAAGCAGGAGAAAGGATTTAGTAATGAATTCAGTGAAGTTGGTAACAGTAACCCCAGACGCAGAGAAGACGATGGGGTACGTGGCACGAGTGAGCAATCCGAACAACCAGGAGAACCCTAAGGTCTCTGGTTTGTTAGCATATTGTATCAAGCACAACCACTGGTCTGTGTTTGAGCAGGCACACATGACTCTGGAGATTGAAACTACTCGCGGAATCGCAGCTCAAATTTTGCGTCACCGTTCGTTCACATATCAAGAGTTTTCCCAACGCTATGCTGATTCTTCCCTACTCGCGGAGACGATCCCTCTACCTGAACTACGGCGTCAAGACACCAAGAATCGTCAGAATTCTATTGATGATGTTGACCCGTTTGTTCGTCAAGAGTTCCAAATCAAAATGCAGAAGCACTTTGATGAGGGAATGAAACTCTATCAACAAATGCTTGATGCATCAATTGCAAAAGAGTGTGCTCGTTTTGTGCTTCCCCTCGCCGTGCCCACAAAAATCTACATGACAGGATCAGTAAGATCATGGATCCATTATATTGAATTGCGTTCCGCTAATGGTACGCAGAAAGAACACATGGACATCGCACTAGATGCTAAACGTGTGTTCGCAGAACAGTTCCCTATTTGTGCGGAGGCACTTGATTGGTTATGAAAACACTTACACTAGAAGACTATCAAAAAGCTGGAGAAACTTTCTGGCCTAAGTATTGGTACATCGCTAAAGAACTTGGAGAGGATGCTAAACCTGAGCAGATTCTCAAAGTGATGGAAGCGATTGGTGGTGTCGCATTGAAGACAGCACTAGAAGATAAGTTGTCTGGTCCATTCGGTTTCAATAAAAAGGAGAAAGAAAATGCCGACGTATCCAGTTAAAAATTTAAAGACAGGGGAGACACAAGAACTTCACATGTCTATGAAAGATTACATGGCATGGAAAGAAGAGAATCCCGATTGGGATAAAGATTGGTCTAAAGGTTGCGCTGGTGCTGGCGAAGTTGGCGACTGGCGTGATAAAATGTCCAAGTCACACCCTGGTTGGAAGGATGTGATGAGCAAAGTAAAACAAGCTCCTGGTTACGGGAACTCAACACGACATAAAGACGGTTATCAATGGTGAACTATGGCTAGAGGCAGAGGAAACAAGGCACCTGGACAAGGGATGTCTAAAAAACAATTGAAGCGTAAGAAACCAATTAATGAGTCTTACCTTCTTGATATTGAACCACTCACTGATAATCAGGAGGTCTTCTTTGATCAGTGGGGTCAAGGTAAAAACATGTTTGGGTATGGTGCTGCTGGCACAGGCAAAACATTCATTGCATTATACCTAGCACTTCAAGATATTCTGGACGAGAACTCTCCATACGAGAAGTTGTATATCGTTCGCTCTTTGGTTGCTACTAGGGAGATTGGATTCCTTCCTGGCACTCATGAAGATAAAGCATCTCTCTACCAGATTCCATATAAGAATATGGTAAAGCACATGTTTGAAATGCCTGATGATAATAGTTTTGAAATGCTTTATGAAAACTTGAAGCATCAAGAAACTGTTTCTTTCTGGTCTACATCATTCCTTCGTGGCACTACACTTGACAATGCAATCATCATTGTTGATGAGTGTCAGAACTTGAACTTCCATGAACTTGATTCCATCATGACTCGTGTTGGACAAGACTCTAAGGTTTGTTTCTGCGGTGACATCAACCAGTCTGACTTGCAGAAGACCAATGAAAGGAATGGTATCCTTGACTTCCAAAGGATTCTAGAGAACATGGAAGAGTTCTCTATGGTTGAGTTCGGTGTAGAAGATATCGTTCGCTCTGGACTTGTCAAGTCTTATCTGATTAGTAAACTTACGCTCGGACTTTAATGAAATTGTTTAATCATGTTGGTGATCTGACCCCTGTTGAGATGACCGCTGAAATGGTAGACGGTAAGCGCGTCTACCTCACGCCATCTGGTAAACAGTATCCGTCAATCACCACAGTGATTAGCAATAATTCTAAGAAGCAAGCAGGTCTTGCTAAGTGGAGGGCACGGGTTGGTAAAGAGAAAGCAGCAAATATTTCTGCACGTTCCGCAGGACGTGGTACAAAGTATCACTCTATTGCTGAAGATTATTTCAATAATGATCTAGATTTAAAAAAGTACAGAGAATTCCCTCTCCCTGTGCTAATGTTTCATCATTCTCGCTCTGTTCTGGACCGTATAAATAATATTTACTTACAGGAAGCGGCATTATATTCTGACCATCTTGAAGTTGCAGGTCGCGTTGATTGCATTGCGGAATTTGATGGTGTTCTATCCATCATTGACTTTAAGACTGCCGCTGAGCCTAAGAAAGAAACTTATTTGTACGACTATTTGGTGCAAGAGACTGCATATGCATGTTGCTTGCAAGAGCTTTACGGTTTGTCTGTAAAGCAACTTGTTACTATTGTTGCATGTGAAAACGGAGAGACGCAAGTGCATATTACTCCTCCTAAAAAAGAATACTTGCTCAAATTAATCCAGTACATAGACGAATACCAAACCCGATATGGAAAAAAAGACTCTACTAGAAGATAAATTTATGACAAGCGCGAAGTTCTCACAAGAAGTAGAAAAGATTGCATTAAACAATGCGGATATGAATTACATTGATGCAGTGCTGCATCTTTGTGAACTAAATGAAATTGAAGTAGAATCCGTACCGAAACTAATCTCCAAACCATTGAAGGAGAAGCTTAAATATGAAGCACAGAAGTTAAACTTCATAAAGAAAACGTCCAGAGCAAAATTAATGTTAGTGTAATGAGTGATTTTTTCCAGTCCGAGTTAGTGCGAGGTGACATCCAAGAGATGACCGCACTACAAGAGTTTTGTTTTCGTTGTGCTATGAATCTTTCTCTCCTTGATAAGGAAAGAAAGTTAGAATACTTTGAGGCGTTAGAAAAATTGATTGAGAAACAAAAGATTTTTCATGCTCGTATCTGTTTGAGTGATGATCTAGAAGCAAAGTCAGTTGCTCAGAGTATTAAGCAAGCAGTAGTTCTCCTGGGAGGAGACGAATCATTGAACCCAAATGATATGTTTGACGAGCTGCTGGGCAAGGTCCGCGAGTTCAAGGACATGCTTGAAAGTGGCACAGAAGGTTGACGCCTGACCTACTACCTGTTATTATAACTTCGTTGGGCAGATGAGTCAGGGAGACTTGACTGTACGTAAGACCCAACATCCAAACCAAATCCAAACTAATCCGAGGTAATCCGAATGTCATTCGCAGATCTTAAGCGTAAATCCCAGAACAATCTAC